TTCTGAACACCGTGTCTTTTCATTATTGTAACCTTTTCATCGAATGAAAACGGATGTTTTTGTATATCTATTTTATCATCTGTCACGACTACCACATTATCTTTTCCAAATTTACGGCAAAGTCTTTGGTACTCTTCCCTTTGATGTTGTCCCATTGGTTGAAAGTTTCCAGGAAAAAGGACAATAATACTTTTATCTACCAATTCTTCTTCGGTGAATATAGATAAATTTAATTCTCGTATCAATTTTAATACGGATTTATTCATTTCATGCCTCTGGTGGTGTTGGCCAATTTATAGAAAACGGATTTGATTGTGTTGTTATATCCCTTAATTCTTGACGATATATTTGCCATTCGGTTTGTTTTTGATTTGTTAATGGTGAATCTGCCAACTGTGTCCAATCACATTCTAATAATAATGTATTTCTTTGATAACGAATTGCACGCCACATTCCTTCTGTTTCATCTTCTATTTCTTGTTGAGTTTTATTACGAACTTTTTGATATTCTACTACTTCATTTTCTTCTATAACAAAATCACTTCCATCGTAAAATTGATTTGAATTTATATTTGCCTCTACAAATCTATACGGGTACCATCCATATTGTTTCAATGTTTCATTATCAAAAACGTGGAAATTGGAAATGTTTTCCCAACTTTTTGGTAAATCTGTTGGATTTCCGGATATTTTGCCGTCTTTTACTAAAATATATTTCATACATTGCCTCAATAATACAAATAACATTACATATAAATATCTATGTATTTTTCAAAGATTATTTTTTAAGAAGAAATTTTTATCAATTCATTTTTAATATCTTCAAAAACATCTTGCCATTCACCAAATTTTTTTTGTCTAAATAATGTAACCGAATCGTACCACTTACTTTTGTTACCAGGAAAAGACCAAATATAATATGGTAAAACCGGTACAACTATCCATGTTGGTTTTCCCATAGCTGCCGATAAATGAGCAATAGAAGTACATGATGTTATTACTAAATCTAAATCTGATATTATATTCATAGTATCAATCCATGTTTTCATTTGATCACGCATATCTGCAAATGGAAGACCGTCTATTGTATTCTCATCTCTTTGAAGTGAATAAAATGTGGTATTTGGTACTTTATGTAAATTGATCATAAACTCTGGTGTAAATCTTCGATATTGTTCGTGTTCAAATTCTGGAGATCCACTCCAACGAATACCAACTTTAATATTCCCATGTTTTGAAAATAGTTTTTTTGGATTTTTTGAAAATAAATAAGGTGATCCTTTTAAATCGTCATATTCTAATCCTAACATATAAGCAGCAGACATTGCAGGAATCCAATAATCATAATGAATACTTGAATAAGACGAGCTATCTACACAAATAAAACCATGATCTGAAAACAATTCTTTTAATTCTGGTGAACATGATACCAAAACTCTTGCACCCAATTCTTGAAACCTTTTAGCAAAACGAAAATTTATTATTTGATCACCATAACCACCTTCACACCTAAATAGAAGTGTTTTATTTTCAAGTGATTCATCTTTCCAAATTTTTCCAGGTATAGCCGGTGATCCAAATACTCCTATAAATCTACCATAATTTAAATGTTCAAATCCTTTTTTAAGATTGCCACTTCTCATTTCATGCCATCCTAAATTAAACAGAACACGATAATCATTTTGTGGTTGATTACGAAGTATATTTTCACTTTCATCTAAATTGCCACTTATAGAAGCATTCAATGCAACGTCAAGTGGATGCATTTCTCTACCATTCATACCAAAACCTTTATATTATTAAGAACGTATAGCGTGCATATGATTTCTTCCTGCCATTATTTTAAGCCATGCCGTTGAAGTGCCAACCTGCACAGGACTGGATCTAGTTGTTGTATTGCCTAAACCCAATTCTCCGTTAAAGTTTGCACCCCATGTCCAAATTGTTCCATTAGTTTTTAATGCTATTGAACATCCACTTCCAGCTTCTACATTTGCCCAATTAGTATCTCCAAATGGACCACCAATTTGAACAGGAGAAGTTCTTTGTGTAGCTGTACCATCACCCAGTGAACCATTATTATATCCCCACGCCCAAAGTGTTCCATCAGTTTTTACGGCAAGAGAATGACAAAAATTTGTTTGACCTTGTGAAGCTGCAACATATTTCCAGTTAGTTAAAGATCCAAGTTGAACTGGACTTGATCTGTCTGTTGTGTTACCTGTGCCTAAATTTCCATTTGGATTATCACCCCATGTCCAAAGCGTTCCATTAGTTTTTACCGCTAATGTAAAATAATTACCGGCAGCTATTTCAGCCCAATCAGTTAATAGTCCAACTTGTCTTGGTGATAGGATGCCACTAGTACCAGTTCCAGATGATATTCCATGTCCAGTTTCACCAGCCGTGTTTGCACCCCATGCCCAAAGTGTACCATCGGTTTTTATTGCAAGAGAATGATTTGCACCACATGAAATTTTTGCCCAATTTGTATGGGATCCAATTTGAACTGGACTGGATCTACTTGTTGTGTCTCCTAAACCCAATTCCCCATTACCATTGAATCCCCAAGACCACAATGTTCCATCCGTTTTTATTGCTACAGTATGATTGTTTCCAGTTGATACTTTACTCCAGTTTGATAAAGTACCAATTTGGGTTGGAGAACTTCTAGTCGTGGTATCTCCTAATCCCAACTCACCATATGTATTGTCACCCCATGACCATATTGTTCCGGTGTTTGTAATACCTAAACTATGCAAATCTCCTGAGTGGATTTCTGTCCAAATTGCGGTTGATCCAACTTGAACAGGACTACTTCTATATGTGGTATTTGACAGACCTAATGCACCGGTATCGTTTCTCCCCCAAGAAAAAAGATTATATCCTGGCGGTGGTGGAGGTGGTTGATAGCCATTATATCCCGATTGTAAAGCGGTTGCTAATATTAAATTATTACTTATCATACCGTAAACCTCTATAATTTATCATAAACCACCAGCAACGTTATCTGCCGCTACCAATCCTAAGTAAGCACCACCTTGATCAAAAGTAGTGAAAACAAACACACTAGCATTTCCGAGTGTAGACGGTAGAGCCGGTGCTCCACCTGGCCAATAAATTTTTGGATTCCAAGCGGCTGCCCTAGCAGTTCCATCACCAATTACTATCAGAGTGAAACTAGCAGCAGTTCCACTTGGTGGATCATTACTTGTTGTAAATGATGTTACATTTCCATCAAGAGTAACTCTAAAAACAGGACCGTTGTTTAAGTCAAATGTAACAACACCACCAACGCCATTTCCTGTAACGGTTAGTGTTGTCATCTTTTCATCAGGACCAACTAAAACAGGTGTTAGTATTTCACCTGGATTACTCATTTGTAAAGAACCGGTCAGATTTAATAATGATCCATTGAATATTAAATTGGATTCTACCGTTGCATTTGGAGATGAACCATTTAAAGTAATTACACCGTTATCTGTTGTACCACTTAATGTTATTGTTCCAGATGTTCCGGATGAACCAGGTGTTCCACTTGTACCTGATGTGCCCGATGTGCCAGGAGTACCAGATGTTCCACTTGTACCAGGTGTTCCACTTGTACCTGCAGTTCCAGATGTACCAGATGTACCAGGAGTGCCGGACGTTCCACTTGTACCAGGTGTTCCACTTGTACCTGCAGTTCCAGAAGTTCCACTTGTACCAGGATCACCACTAACACCGGACGTTCCACTTGTACCAGGTGTTCCACTTGTACCTGCAGTTCCAGAAGTTCCACTTGTACCTGGATCACCACTAACACCGGATGTTCCACTTGTACCTGCAGTTCCGGATGTACCAGATGTACCAGGAGTGCCGGACGTTCCACTTGTTCCAGGAGTTCCACTTGTACCGGCAGTACCAGATGTACCAGATGTACCAGAATTACCAGTTGGTCCTATTGTTCCAGATGTTCCCGATGTACCAGGAGTGCCGGATGTTCCACTTGTTCCACTTGTACCCGGTGTTCCACTTGTACCAGCAGTTCCAGATGTTCCGGATGTACCTCTTGTTCCTGAACTTCCTGATGAACCCGGTGTTCCACTTGTACCGGCAGTACCAGACGTT